TGTAACTTCACCATTGTATGGTGGTTCATATTCTAGGATTGTGGATATCTCAGATACAAGAGAATTCGAGGTGACGATTGGATGGAATCGTGAAGTGCAGTGGCTTGAGAATAAACACATAGAAGGATATTCTAACTCGGTTAATTTTAATAATGAACCCGTGACAGAATTTACCAACTCGGATCAATATTCGAATGGTGTCCTTTCCGTATATGTGTTGAACTCGCTCACGCAGCCAAATGATGCTGATACAGGAGACAAGTACATTAATGTCTTCGTCAAAGGTGGACCAGATCTAGAAATGGCTGTTTTGACTGATGATATATGGAACATCAAGCCTATGACAGATAAATTAGCTTCTGAATCAGCTTTACTAAAGTCAGAAGTTGAAGATTTGTCAACGGATGAATCTCTAAAACCTATTGGAAGCACGAAGGAAATACCTGAATTGACACTAATTCATTTTGGCGAAACTTTTCATTCCATTCGTGACATCTTAAAGAGATACTCGTCGTTTGAGTACCTTTCAGATGGTGGATCAGGACTTACATCCACTTTCTTAGTGTGGGAATTAGAGAAATATGATTTTCCTAGACCAGATGGACGACCATCCAAAATTCGACTAAATACGCTATTATCTTGGTTTTCATACCCATATGTTGCCTGGCGTGGCGGTATTCGTCATAAGATCCTACATGTTTCTGGAGGATTAGGGACGAGCACCGATCACGGTGACGTAATGTCGGTTACGAGATTAGCAGCACCTGGGATTGAAATTTCCCAGATTGATGAGGCAGACAATAGAATTGCGAGAGCGGTCAATGGTATGGCAATAACTCATACCAAGACACAACCATGTCTTGAATATGAAATGCCATTCTATAGATCAGTCAGATTTGCCAACCCTAGATATACGGGTAATTCAGACTTTAAACATGAAGTTCTGATTGATGGGGCAAATTTTGATACGCTTAACAACTCAACTCGCGTGTTACGTACTTTTGTAGCCGCAGGAGAGGATTTCTCTCTGATTTGGTTGTTGTCTATGCCTATCATGGTCGATTCCATATAGGAGCACTACTGACCT